GCGAGTAGCTAAATCTATTGCTTCAGTAGAAAAAAAGTTTTTAACTTTACCAGTAGAAATAGAATTACTAGAAAACGATTTTTATTCGATGATTTCTAAACTTGAATTTATACCTAATTCTCCTACGTTAATGAACGCTGGTACTGAACAAGGCACATTAAGTGCTTGTTTTGTACTACCTCTTGAAGATTCTATGGAGGGAATAATGAAAGCGTGTTCTGATACTGCTATGGTACAGAAGTTCGGTGGTGGAACAGGTTTTTCTTTGTCTAAAATAAGACCTAAAGGTTCTAAAATTAAAACAACTCATGGAGTTGCTTGTGGTCCTATAGAAGTATTAAAAACATTATCTAGGGTATCTTCAATGATTACACAAGGTGGTAAACGAGATGGGGCTAATATGGCAGTAATGAGTGTATACCATCCAGACATTCTTGATTTCATTACTTGCAAGTCTATTGAGGGTGAAATTCATAATTTCAACATTTCAGTTGGGGTAGACTCAAATTGGATGAAATGTGTCAGTAATGATTTAGAATATAATCTTATTGACCCTGCTACTAATAAAGTGACTAGTTCTCTTAAAGCTAAGGAAGTATTCAAACAAATAGTAGAGGGTGCTTGGAAAAACGGAGAACCAGGAATGATTTTTCTTGACCAAGTAAATAAAGATAATAACGTTATAAGCGTTTATGGTGAAATGATTGCTACTAATCCTTGTGGCGAACAACCATTACTAGCAAACGAAAGCTGTAATCTAGGTTCTATTAATTTAGCTAAATTTTTTAAAAATGAATGGGCTTCAGAATGGGAGAAAAAGATAGATTGGGAGCATTTAGAAAAAGTAACCAGACTATCTACAAGATTTTTAGATAATATTATTGATGCTAATTATTATGCAACACCAGAAATCGAAAAACAGACTAAATCTACTAGAAAAATAGGTTTAGGAGTAATGGGATTTGCTGATTTATTAATTCAATTAAGAGTTTCTTATAACACAGAATTAGCTAGAACAGTCGGAAAAGAAATAATTAGTACGATTAGAGAATGGACAGATAGTGAATCGATACAATTAGGGAAAAGGCGAGGTGTTTTTCCAGATTGGGAACAAAGCAGATATACTTCTTCTGATTCATATAGAAATAGTTGCAGACTAACTGTTGCACCTACTGGAACGATATCTATGATTGCTGATTGTTCTAGTGGTATTGAACCTACATTTGCATTGGCTTGGACTAAAGGAAATATTTTAGAGGGTAAGACTTTAAACTATGCGAATAAATATTTTGAAAAAGATGCTAAAGAGCATGGATTTTATTCTGACGATTTAATGGATTATTTAGCTAGTGGTGGTTCATTGCAAGATAGAGATGAAGTTCCAAGTTGGGTAAAAACTGTTTATGTAACAGCACCTGAAATATCGCCACAAGACCATGTTTTAATGCAATCTACTTTTCAGGAATATGTAGACTCTGGTATTTCTAAAACAATTAATTTTTCTAATAAAGCTACTATTGATGATGTTGAGGGTGCTTATATGTTAGCTTGGGAAAAAAGATGCAAAGGAATAACTGTTTACAGAGCTGGCAGCAGAGATGAAGAAGTTTTAGTTAAAGGTATAAATGAAGAAAAAAACGTAGAACTTAATGAGCTTGAAAAACCACTTGAACCTTTTGTATGTTGCGAAGATTCTTATATAGTACAAGAATCTGGTTGCAAGGTTTGTAAGTCTTGTGGGTGGTCAGCTTGTGATACATCTTAGATAAACTAGAAAGTTTTAGTATAATATAATAATTAAGATAAGATTAGAGCGATTAATTAGTTAACAGGAGGGTAAATTATGCCTTTAGGTAATATATTATCAGGTTCAGAGCAGCAATATGTAGCAAATAAAGACGATAAAACTGCAACATGGAGAATTTTAGATACTTGGCATGAAGATTTAAAGAAATTACAAGATGCTGAAGAAGAAATTCCAGATGATAGTGAAGCAGTAAAGGTATTATCAGAAGGTCAATTTATAGCCTTAATAAAAGAAGCTGCACGACTAGGAGTTTTGGCTAATGCCAATTTTGGTTCAGAAGAATCAGATTTAGAACCAGAAATAATAAAAAAAGACGAAGAAATTAACGCTTTGCAAGAACAAATTTCTAAATTAAAACAAGAAAATTCTCAAGTATCAGAATCTGCTTCACGAACAGATGAATATGCTTTAAAAGAAAAAGCTATGAGTTCAATCTTAAAATTAGTTTCCATGCAGGATATGTCTAATTTAGGCAAGGATTAAATATGAAATTATCAGAATATTTACCTCAAATACCTCAATTAACACAAACGATGTCTGATTTGAATAAGCAGATTTCATTAATAGATGTAATGAAAGCCGCTGGAGATAGTGGCTCTGCTCCTACGATAGGATTAGACCATGTAGTTAATACATGGGTACGCCATCAAATGGCATACAGACAGCAATTAATTCAGGATTTGCAAACTATTGCTATGTCTGTTGAGGAAATTAGAGCTCCTGTAAATCATATTACTGGAGAGGTTTTCAGACGAGGAGTAGAATTTATACCTATTGTTGAAAACCCAGACCCACAGCAGAAAGAAAAACTACAAAAATGGCTTTCTGATTGTAATGTATTCGACCAAAGCCTTGAAGAGGTTTTGAGACAATTCCACTTTGATGTTAATTCATTAGATGATGGTTTCCTATATCTTGCTAAAGAGTATAAAGACTTAGGAGATGGCACAATCAAATCTAGGTTACAGGAGATTAGGCGTTTAAATCCTGCGTTAGTAGAGTTTGATTTAGATTCTGCTGGATTACCTAAAAACGCACATTTCTTGTGTCTTATCCATAGAGAACGATTACAAGAAAGTCCAGGCGTTTGTGATGATGAAAATTGCAAAGCAGAATTAGTTCCAGCTATGTATAAGTATTATCATAGGAATGAACATTTATATTTTACTGATTCAGAAATTATTCATTTATCAAAGTTCTCACCATCTGAAACTTATGGATGGAGTCCTATATTAACTATATTTGAGAAAGCATTAACATTAACTGGTATGGATAAGAACTTATATAGGTTTTTCTTTGAAAGAAAGATGCCTGCAAGTATGTTAATGGTAACTACTGATGACCCTGAGTCATTACGCAGAGAACGAGAACATATCGCATCACAAACTAGAATGGACCCTAACTATATTCCAATGGTAGCTGTATCTGCTAGAAACCAAAGAGGTAGAGTTGATTTAGTTAGACTTTTCCACACTTTACAAGAAATGGATTATTTGCCAGTCAGAGATGAAATCAGAGAACGTGTTGCTGCTATGTGGGGTGTTACTCCAGCATGGCAAGGAGCACCTGAAGCATTTGGTGGTATGTCTACACAAACTCAACAATTAGTTGTTATGAGTCGTGTAGTTGAAGGCGACCAAAGACTATTCCATGATAAAGTTTTCCCACAATTACTAAAAGGGTTTAATATTACAGATTGGACCATAAGATTACCACAACCAGAAGAAAAAGCTGAAAACACTCGATTAAGTTTTAGTCAGCAAAAAGTTCAGATAGCTAATCAATTTGCACAATTAGGTTTTGACATTAAGTTAAAAGAGCAAGATGTTGGTTTTGATGAAGTTGATTTTATTATTAGTGGTGAAGCAGTTCCTTCTGCACAAATGCAAGGCGAACAACAAGCTATGGGATTAGCTCAAGCAAAACAGCAAATGGAACAACAAGAACAACAAATGTCTATGCAACAAGCTCAAATGGGTGGTGAAGAAGAAGGTGGGGAAGATGAAATGCAATTAATGGAGAAATCTATTCCTAGACATAAAAGAAAGTTTAAAGGTAGAACTGGTGGGATAACACCAGATTGGGCGGACAAGCATCCTGATGAGGAACGAGATATTGATGAGTATGCAGAAGCTAGAGCAAATAAAAATGACTTAACATTATCTAAGACATGGATACAGTCATTAAATGATAGAGGTTTTACATCTCCTATTATTAAACAGTTAACACCAGATTCAAGTCAGATGTGGTTCTCACAAAATAATATAGATTATGTTGCAGAATTATCTCCAACTGGTATTACTCATGTAGAAAAAGCAACTTTTGGCGACCCTACTAGATTTAGCAGAAATCAACAAAAACCTCCTGTTAAACCAAAAAACAACGATGACAATGAAGAAGATAATTAAATCTTGGGTAACGAATCCTAGAGGTTCAAAAGATTCATATAGGAAAAAAACGATGAAGAAAATTAAAAAAGAGGGCGATGGTGGTGGTTTCGGTAATGGTGGTGGTACAGTATTTACTTCATCTAATTCAGGAATCTTCACTCCAACTCATTCTGAAAGAGGTGCCGTAAAGCACCAAAAAAGAAAAAAGAAAACTAGTGGTATAGAAAGACTTGGAGATTTTATAAATGACCATAGTCCACAAAAAAAGATGAAAAAAGCGGACTCAAACATGAAGCCCTTAGTAGATTTAGTAAAATGGGTTACTTTAGAATTACGTAAAGATGATACTAAAAGGTTTCGTCAACAAACTAGTGGTGAAACAATCAATGAGCAAATTCCTAGAATAGATTGGAAAAAAGATAAAGAAGAAAATAATGAATTAACTACTTATGAAAATCCTGTGGAATTTGAAGCTGAACCAGATGATAAAAGCGACCTTAAACAAAATGATGAAACTAATAGAATAAAAACCTTAGATGACAATAAAAAGAAAGATGATGAAGAACCAAAAGATGCTGGAAACGCATCTTTGACAGCACCAGGTGGATTGAATGTTCAATTAGCTATGCCATCTGCTGGTATAGAATATGATGCTTTGCATCAAGGTGGAGCTAAAGATTTAAAGCGGGGTAAAGTTCGTGCAGAAGAAAAGACGGAGAAAAGTATATTTAAAAATGTTTTAAAGAGATTAGAAAAAATCATATCGACTGAATAATAAGGGCTTTATTATTTAATGTATGAAAAACTTTGTCCTAAATGTAAGGGCGTAATGTATTTAGATAAAGATGATAGTTTGCATTGTTTGATATGTGGAAAAGTACTATATTTAGAGATTAGGAGAAACTATGATTCCAGAACAGGCAAAATCAGAGATAATAAAAAAGAAGGCAGCAGGGCAGACGTGGACTGGGATAGCGAAATGGTTAAAAGAAACTTTCGGAATAGACCATCACCGAACAACGATTCAACGATGGCACGACAAAGAAGTTTGGGAACAAGGTCATCTACACTTAGAAACAGAAGAAACCATTGATGACCGAATAAAATTAGATAAGAAAGTAGCTACTTATAAAAGCGAGGCATCATTTTATAAGAAACTATATGAACAAGCAATCAAGACTTCTGCTAAGAAAGAAATCATAGTAGATTCAATACACAAACTAGCACCATCTTTTAACGAAACACCTTTAATTGAATACAAGAAACCCAAGAAAGATATTTTCGGTACACATCCACAAACTGTCATAGCTCCTTTATCAGATACCCATATTGGAGAATCTGTAAACCCAGAACAAATGGTAGGGTTAAATAATTACAACTTTGATATTTTCAATAGAAGATT